TCAGCTTATGCACGGTTGCATGTGAATGGGAGCGCCAAGCTACTCGTTACGTCAACGTCATCTAGCTGGGGGCAGTTTCAGGTTGCGAATCCGAATGATGGAGAATCAACCATAGCAATCGCCGCTGGTGGGTCAGGCTCTCCGGGTAACGATAGCACCTACACGCGGCAATGGATTATCGGCATCAACCCGTATGGAACTGGAACGGATGCGTTCACGGTTACGAATAAGACGTTGCAATCTTCGGCACCATTTTCTATTAAGGAGGGCGGTGATGTTCTTGTCAACGGCACCGGATGGAACGGGTCGCGCCTCGTAGTCAATGAATCGTCGGGCAGTACGGCAGAAATCAACGGCACGAGCAACACCGCGAATCAGTCGCCGCTCTACGTCTGGAACAATGTCGAGAGCGGCTCGACGTACTTCATCAGCTTCTACTCGGACGGGCAAAACAACGCTCGGACGTTGCGTGGCTATATCAACTATCGCCGCGACAACGCGACGCTCAACCTGACCACGGCATCCGACTACCGGATCAAGACGATCCACGGTGCCTACACTAAGTCTGGCGAAGTGTTTGACAAGATGAAGGTGCATGAAGGTACCATCAATGGTGAGTCTGGTAAGTACCCGATGGTGGTGGCCCACGAATTACAAGAGGCGTATCCTTCTGCTGTTGACGGTGAGAAGGATGCGGTGAATGAGGACGGGACGCCCAAGTTGCAGATGGTGAGCTATACCGCAATGATTCCCCTGATGCTGGCAGAAATCAAATCGCTACGCGAGCGCGTGGCTCAACTGGAGAGCTAAATGAGTCTGACGTATACATGGGACTTCCCCGCCTTTGATTGCTACCCTGAACAAGACGGGTATGTGGATGTCGTGTTTACCGTGCATTGGCGCTACAACGCGGCTGATGATGCGGGGCATACGGCGGTCGTCTACTCGACGCAAGCCGTCAGCTACAAGGAGGGCGACCCGTTCGTGCCGTTCGCTGACCTGACGCCGGAGATCGTCGAGGGCTGGATGGTCTCCGCGATGGGCCCGGAGCGGATCGCCGAGCTACAGGCGAACCTCGCCGCGCAGATCGAGCAACAGATACACCCCTCACAAGTAACCCTACCCCCGCCGTGGCAGACGCCCCCGGTTCCCCCTACCCCTGCTGAGGCATAACAATGTCGGACACTAAGCAGAGCCTTATGCTCGTCGTCGCCGGTTTCTTTGGCTCCCTTATTGCGGTGGGCAAGGCGAGTCACGGGAATGTCCGGGATAACCTTCTTGCGATCTCGGCGGGCACCTCGAGTGCTTACTTTCTTACCCCGGTCGTCTTTCAGCTAACCGGGATCTCGGCAAGCCCGCAGACAATGTCCGCGATGGCGTTTCTTCTCGGGGTCCTCGGTCAGCGCGGGGTCGAGATTGTGATCGCTAAAATCTTTGGGGAGGGCAAGACCGATGCTAGCCACGATTAACCTTCTGGCAAACCTCCTGATTACGATCGGGGGGCTTGCCTTTTATGTAATGCTTTTTACAAAGATTGGAGACGGTGTAAAGCAGATCGACAGCTTTGGGCAGATCAGTTACTACACGATTAAGGTTGGCCTTGCGTTTATCGTCTCGGGCTCCCTGCTAAACGTCCTCCTGCGCACCACGCCGCCGTTTACAGAGATCCTACTAAACTGCGGGTTCGGCCTTATTTTTATGTGGGCCGCGCTGTGGCACGGTCGAAAGTTTGGCGTGATTACGGGCATTAAAACGATTGACAGAAAAACGTCGGCTAACCGGATGTCAAAATGAGTTGCACACATCCGTCCCCGAATCACAACGACCGGAAGGGACAGGCCGTTAAGGTGATTGTCCTACACGCGGACGCCTCCCCGAACGAGCGGGGGTGCTTGTCGTGGCTTCAATCGAGCGAGTCAAAGGTTAGCTATCACGCGCTCGTCGGACGGGATGGCAAGGTGTATACGGTCGTGCCCTACGATCGGCGAGCGTGGCACGCGGGCAAGGCGGAATGGTCCGGGCATAAGGATGTTAACGGGATCTCCGTCGGGCTATGCTTTAGCAATAAGAACGACGGGAAGGAGCCGTTGACGGAGGCGCAGAAGGAGGCGATGCGCAAGCTTATTGCTGAGGTCCGCGGTAAGTACGGGCCGGTCCCGGTTACGACTCACGCAAAGGTTGCGCCCGGGCGTAAGACGGACCCGGAGAACGTCCCGGGCTTTGACCTTGCGCAGTTTACTTAACGTCCTCGCCGTCCTCGCGATCGTCGCGGGTGTCCTCTTTTCGGGACGCTCGAGGCAGTCCGAGCGGCGACTACAGCAGACCGCGGATAGTCTGCGGGTCGAGATCCGAATCGCCCAAGCGAACCTGACGGTTGCGCAGGCCCGGGCCGACTCGCAGGCTACCCGCGCCCGCATCGGCTCTCTGCGGCTCCTAGCGGCCTCGGACACCCTCGGGGTAGTCCTCGATACGGCTCGGGCGGTCCTTGTCGATTCTGCGGCATCCTTGCCGCAACTACGGGCAACCCTCGAGCAGACGGTTGCGGCCTCGGAACAACTTCGTGCAGAGGTCTTGACATATCGACAAACTATTGACAGTCTATTGACAACCCATCTTGTCGAGCGGCGGGAGGCGGCGAGGCAACTACAAGCCTTGCAAGCACTTGCCGATACGCAAGAGATGGCGTTGTTGCAAGGGCGTTGCTCGAACCTCCTCGGGCGATGTCCGACCCGATGGCAAGCGTTTGGGATAGGGATCCTCGCTACCGTCGTGGTGTTAGCATTATGATAGGGGATGCCGTGTATGCCCTATTCCGTTCGTGTTTTTTGTCCCGAGTGTGAGGGTGAGAGTAGTGATCCGAGGAAGCCCCCTTGCCTGTCCTGTCTGTGTGGTGGACACATTGACATAAACCGCAACCCCGATGGATCCGTCCCCTCGGCACACCCGGACGGTCGGGCCGTGCGAGAGTGGCTGATCGATCGCCTTCTGCTCCCGGAATGGCCCATCGAAACGATCTCACCCCGTGGTCAACCCGCGAGCTTAAGCGGTTAGCTAAACTCTCCGCCGAGGGAATGCCGGGGCCTTTAGTTACCGAGGCCCTTAATCGCGAGTTTCACCGCGGCCTCCCCGTGCGGACGCTGACCGCCGTACAGCTACAGCGGGGCAAGCAGGGCATTAAGGTCGGGCCCCGCCCGAAGGAGTTCCGCGGCCTTGCGGAGCGCGAGCAGTCCGTTGAGCAGACCGAAAGCGCGGACGGGCTCGAGGCGCGGGCGAACGGATCCCGGATTAAGACCGTCGACGATCTCTTGCGGCACATTAAGGCCGACCTAACGCGCTTCGAGGTTGCCGAGAGTCAGGCCACAAAGTACGAGGTTGCGACAAAGGATCTTGCTACGGGCCGCGTTAGTACGACCGAGCTACACCGTGTCTTTGTTAAGCTTCGCCCAAAGGCGGGCCCGTCGGTCGAGGAACGGGTAACGGCAATCCTCGAGGGGGCCTTTGCTTCCCGGAAGCCGCTCATCGGAAATGTTTCACGTGGAACTGCAAACGATCTGCTACAGGGGATTGTCATCGCCGACCCGCATATTGCCAAGCTTGCGTGGGGCGAGGGGACCGGTGCGCAGAGTTACGACACCGATATTGCTATCCGAACGATCCGTGACGGGGTGACGGCGCTTGTCGAGGCCGGAACCGAGCGCAAGGTGGGGACCCGTCACTTCTGGATTCTTGGGGACTACTTTCACCACGACGGACAGGGCGCGACGACGAAAGGGACAATCCTCGATTACGACAGCCGTGTTCAGCAGATGTTAAAGCGCGGCACCGAGGTGCTTTTTGACTTAATCGCCGCGAGTGCCGAGGGGGTAGAAACTCGCGTGATCCTCGTCCCCGGAAACCACGACCGCACGTTAACGTGGGCATTACAGCGGATCCTCGTCTCGGAGTTTCGTCGGAACCGGCGGGTGCAGATCGACGACTCGAACACGACGACGAAGTACCTACAGCACGGACAAGTGCTGATCGGGCTCGATCACGGGGACAAGGGGAAGCAACGGCTTGCCGAGGTAATGGCGGCACAATGCGCGGTCGAGTGGGGGCAGACGATCTACCGCGAGATGCACACCGGACACCTTCACGGCAAGGCGGCGATCTCGACGCACGGCGGGATTACGGTGCGCACTCACGCCGCTCTCTGTCCGCCCGATCAGTATCACGCGGACGAAAAGTTCTCCGTCTCCCCCCGGATGATCGAGGGGTTCGTGTATCACCGTGGCGGGGCGCTGGTGGGCTCCGATGCGTGGAGCCCCGATTTACATAGCTCGCCGCGGCGGGGGACCGTATGAGCGAAACCTGTCGCGATTGGAGCCCTATCCCGTGCGAGCATCGTAAAGCGGCCCGGGATCGTGGCGACTTTTCCTATCTGTGGGGTGTCGGATGGGTCTGGTGGCGCTCCCGTGATGTGCTTGAGCCGTGGACGGTCTGCCCGTGGTGCGGCAACGATTTGCCGAGAATGGAAACCCTAGTCCTGAGGGCTCTGCGCGATGGCCTCGAAACGTAAAGTTAGCCCATTTGTTAACCGCAAGGCGTCGGTAACGTTTCACCGCAACGGCCTGTCGATCGAGATCGGCGATGTTCCGGCGCTCGATGCGGGCGTCGTGGCAAAGGAACTGCTCGATATGATGCGGCAACTCGTCGCCGCGGGCTATGACGAGCTTGTTCTCGAGGGGCCGAGTGCCTACGGTGGCGGCTTTGAGGTGCCAGAGGACGACGATATGGAAACTTTTGTGCTACCGCCTGAGGCAAAACGCCGGAAACCGATGGGCTTTCTGCCATAGCAGACCCGAGCCATTCCCGGTCATCAGCCCGGGTGTGGGTGCTACGCGGGGCGAAAGTCTAGCGATGGGGCCGTCTGCGTGTCTCTCCGGGCGTGAGAGTACCCCTCGACGGGTGACCTACGGGCTCGCTATTAGACCGTCTAGCTCCTAACGATACGCCTCGATGACCGACCGGGTTGTAGGCTGACAGGGCCCGGATTTGTGTAAAGGCGACGCTAGCACGGTTAGGATTGTGTGCCGATAGTTCGCTCTATCGACCGGCGGGAAACCGAGAGTAAGCCCGCCGTACCGCGAGCCCGAAGATATACATCGCCGCGGATCCCGCAAGTTTTTGTTACAAATCTTTTTTGTGTACCCTCTTGACGGATGACAAGAGGGGCCCTATACTCCGCACCGTAGGCGATCGTTAACCCTTTTTCGGAGGTAGCACCGATGGACTATCTTATCGACCTTCCCGACGATCCGAACGCGCCGACCACTAAGGTCACGTTCCTTTCGCGTCGCCTCCGCGACCGATACGATGGCGGGGTTTCCGCCGAGGTCTATACCTCGATGCTCCCCGAGTACATCGAAGCCCTACAGCGCGACGGGTTTTGGGGAAGCCGCATCCTCGAACTGCGCGAGGTCGCCCGCTAATGACACTCGCCGCCCCGCTTAATCGCGCAGGGATCTTTCAGTACGCAAACCGCCTCGGCTGGACTGACGTAGAGCCTTACGAGATTGTCAGAAACGTTACGGGTCGCACCGTCGAGATCCGGCACATGAACGCCGAGCGCGACAAGACCTTTCAGCTAGAGTGGATCCCCGGCGGTTTCGCCGGTCACGCGGTTAATCAGAGTCAGCAACGCTGGATTATTACAAGCAACCCCGACGCGGGCATCGTCCGCATCCGGCTTCACAAGGACGGGCGCTGGTACGACCGGTACCGTAACCAGTACGTCCTCTCCGACACGCCGCGCAAGTTTTACGATTACAACTTCTAGCCCTTGACAGACGACAAGCCCCGTAGTATCCTGTAGCGTACCCTTCACCATAAGGCGATATGACAACGACTCGGATCTGGTACGACCGCGACACGAAAAACTGGATCGGGCAAGTCCTCGATCTGCAGGGCAATCAGCTAGGCGATGCCGAGTTTGCCGCTACGCGCAACGAGATCGTACAGGCCCTCCGCTACCGCAAGATGGTCGAGATGACGCACCTAATCCTCGGCGGTCGGCAGATATGAAGCCGATCGCATCCGACGCCACGCTCGTACAGGTGCTTTACGATCCGCGGCTTGGCATTCTTTCCTTTTTCTCCGACGGCTCGGTTGCCGAAGCCAAGACCTCGGCAAGCGGCATCCGAACGTGGCACGTTCGAGAAAACATCCTGACGGAAACGGACATAAACTCTCAAGAGGCGGCATTCGTCCCGTGACATACGAGGACTACCTTGCGCAGATCGACGCCCTGCTCCGCGGCTATCAGGCGACCATCGCGGAGCTACGCTATCAGATGGACGAGGTAACGTCTGGCGATTACCGGCAGATCCCGGACGGCTTAACATCGGAGCAACTGTATCGGATTCGGCGGAGCGCATTCGCGGCAATGAACGCCGATTGGGATCTAGCGAGCGCACGACGCGCTCTACAAGCGGCCCGGGATCGACTGACCCGGGACTAACCCCCGCACGACGGCGGGGACCTTTATCGGGGGACGCGCCCCCAAGGAGTAGCAAATGGCGGCAAAGTTACAGCTCGAACAGGCGGGAGACGCGGCAACGTTTACGGTTAGCACCTGTCGGACGGTACAGACGAAATACGGTGATCGCATCGTCTTTTCCGGGACTGACAGCGAAGGGTCAGAGGTCGAGACCCCGCTAATGCCAGAGGCGACGGCAACGAAGCAACTCGATCGGCTCGGCCTCACAAGCGAGACCTGTATCGGGGAAACGCTTACATTCTCGCGGGCTCCTAATCCGAGCGGCAAGCCGTACTGGAACATCGACCCCGCCGGTCCTACTCCCGCGCCGTCGAAACGGCTACAGCCGCCGACTACGGCCCCGGCAAAGCCCGCGGCCCGGGAGACAGCGAAGCCCGCTCTGATCGACGTTGACCGCTTACAGGACGTTTACATCGCCCTCTGGAACAGGATGGCGCAAGGTCTTTCGGCCTCTTGTAAAACGCACGACATCGTCCTAACCGCTGACGCGGTACAGGCGGCGAGCGCAACGCTCTGGATCGCGATTAACAACCGCGGGGTAATGGCGAACTGGGGCGAGCCGCAGAAGGAAGCGGCCCCGCAGATCCCGACGACCCCGCCGCCGAGCGGCAAGCGACTAGTACCGCCGAGCAAGGAGCCCGATTTCAGCAAGTTTCCGGCAGAGCGCGATGACGACGACCTCCCCTTTTAACCAGAGGACGGCAATGTTTACAATCGAGAGCCGCATCGGGATCGACCCGATCGATCAGCTTATCGCCGAACGCGATGAGCTAGTACGGGAAGCCGCCCCGCTCTATGCCCTATACGGCCCCGGCGGGACCGCCGAACACCGCCGGAAGGTGGCACAGGCGACCGCCGAGCTACAGGTCCGAGCCGAGGCAACGGAGAAGATGACCGAGGGCAAGATCGACGCCCTCGGCAGAACGCACCCGACATATCTCGCCTATCTCGACGCGATGGAGCTAGGCCGCGCCGAGTGGCTCCTAACCGAGACCCGCATACAGGCGATTACTGACCGCATAAACCGCGGAAACCATCTCACGCGCTATGCCGCAACGGAGCCCCGATGAGCAACGGTCAATACGGCTACGGCAGTTCCTATCACGGCCCGAGCAATAGCCCGGGCCTTACAAGCAAGGAATACCGGGAGATGATGGCAGAGGCCGCGCTCGATCCCGGCAAGTACGACGATGCCGACTATGACGACCGCGACAGCGGCGGCGATAACGAGGGCGACGATGACTGACGAGGCAGAGCTTTCTATTCAGCGCCGATATGCCGCGATCGGGGGCCTCTGGTCAATCGTCGATGCGGTCGCGTCCCGGCTCCCCGCGGCACGGACGACGGATCCCGAGACTAGCCACAAGGCGGCAGATCGGAACGCGCCCCGCCGTACCTCGCAAGCGATGCGGATCCTCCGCGCCTACCTCGAGGGCCCGCAGACCGACGAACAGGCATCGACTATCGCCAAGATCCCGGGCGGCTGGAAGCGGTGTTCCGATCTCCGGCGGCTTGGCTATATCGAGCCGACCGGGGAGACCGCGGTAACAAGCTACGGCTCTGAGGCTAACGTCTGCCGGATTACGGCCCTCGGGCGGACGGTAGCGAATGGCGGGTGATTTCGATATGTCCGACAATGACTATCACAACGACAACTGGGAGAACAGCGGCCTTGACACCTTTAGTAAAAAACAGCGCGAGGTTTGTCCGTCGTGCGGCGAGGATCTTACGGATGGCGGACCATATTGCGGCGGGTGTAATCCGCAACCTTGCCGGTTATCCGGCGATCACACAGGACCCGATGCCCCGGATCGAGCTTCGTAGCCAGTTCCGCGGAGCCCGCGTCCTGTCGCATTTCTACCCCGAGCATTGGGCGCGGGTACAACTTGCCCGCGATACAGCGCGGCGATACGGAGATCCGTCGTGACCAAGCCGGATATGGTTAACAAGCCCCCGCACTACCTTATGGGCAAGGTCGAGTGTATCGAGGCGATACAGTCGGCGCTCGGCGATAACGCATTTATCGCCTACTGCCGAGGACAGGCAATTAAGTATACATGGCGGTCCTTACATAAGTGGTATGCCGCCGAAGATCTACAGAAGGCTGTCTGGTACCTTAACCGAGCGATTGCCACATTGGAGACGATTAATGAAGCGCACCCCTCTCAAGCGAAAAACCGGCCTAGTGGCAAAGAAAAAGCCAAAGGCTAAAAAGCGAACGGAGAACGACTACGCCCGCATCTATGGCTCGCGGGAGCGGGTCGCGTGGGTACAGGCACAGCCCTGTATCGCGTGTAACCGGATCCCCTCCGAGAATGCGCATACCCGATCCGGGGGGACGGGCCGCAAGGCGGACTATACGCAGATCGTCCCGCTCTGCCGGCCCTGTCACACCCTGCAACACAGCAAGGGATGGAAGGCTCTCGGGTTAAACTCGTCGCGGCTTGACTACCTCGCCTTTCTTACGCAGTTCCGATGGGCGCAGACCCGTGAAGGTTGACCTAACCCTGCCCGAGCCCCCCTCGGCAAACCGCTACTGGCGGTTGGCTCGCGGTCGAGCCTACCTCTCAGCGGAGGCGAAAGCCTATAAGCAAGAGGTGCTTATCCGGGCGATCGCCGCGGGTGTCCCCTACGGGCGGGTGCCATTCGAGGCCGGAACGCCCGTCCGCGTCACCCTGCGATGGTACCGATCCCGGCGGGCGGGGGACCTCGACAATCGGGCAAAGGTCGCCCTCGACGCCCTCAATAACGTCCTATGGCTTGACGACAAGCAAGTAGTGGAGTTACATCTGTATCGTTACGACCGCCCCGGGGATGGGGCTCTTTACGTCACCGTTGAGGATTAGATGACAGAGGAAAACTGGATTACCGTTGCCGAGGCCGCTCGCTTTCTCGGTGTCACTCGACAGCGGATCCACCAGAGGATTAAGCGCGGACAGGTCCGAGCAAAGGCGGATCTTAGTCCAACAGCCTATGGCGGGCGCGGCTTTTACTGGCGGATCGATATGGCAAGCCTTATGCAATACAAGGGCGCATATGCAGGGAAGCCTGCATATAATGTAACAGATGACAAGATCGAGAAAAAGATTAAGGACGCCTCTTGACAGACGACAAGGGGGGGTTGTATTCTCCCACCGTAGGCCGGAAGACAACCCTAACGTCGGAGGTAGGATGACAAGCACCGCGGTCGGATCTAAGCAAGCGCAGGATCTTCGGGTCGGCGACATCATCGAGCATCGGTCGATCCGGGTCCGGGTCGCCGACATTCACAATCAGGAAGGGGTCGCCAACGTCCTGATTACGCTCCGCAACCTCGAGGGCAAGCCGCGGTTCGCCGGTTACGTTAGCATCTCGCGCTTTTCTCCCGTCAACCTCGAGGTCAACTAAGATGGAAGTCATCGAGATTACCGACGGGATCCTAACGCAGTCGACAATCCCGGATTCGCTGGAAAGCCTACAGCAGATTGTCGGCGGGTACATCGAGCCAATTTTTACGGTTCGCTCGCCCTATGGCAACGGAAGCATTACGGGATATGTGAACGAGGACGGCATCGCGGCACAGCTTTCCCTTAACATCGGGATCGTTCATCGGTTCGAGTCTGGCAAGCGCGATCAGTACCACACGGCCCCGGTATTCGGCAATATCGTCATTACCGGCCTCACAGACGACGGGGAAGGTCGGAGCCTAACCGCGATGGAGATCGGGCTCCTACGGACCATTTATCTGCCGCTCGAGGGCGGTAGCGTTTTCCCGATTGTCGAGCCAGAGACTTGCGGTGGCCCGTTCGTTCTCGTACACGGCATTCTCGCGTTACACAACTTTAATCGGTTTGCTAACCGGGAGGCTCTCGCATGAAGGTTACGATCGAGTTCTACCTTGACAACGACGCCTTTGTCTCCGATCCCCTCGGCGAAATGTCCGAGGTGCTTAATCAGGCGACGCGCCACTTTATCACAGAGTACGAGCAATACAATCAGATCTTCCGTCAATGGCATCACGTTCTCCGGGACACAAACGGCAATCGGATCGGTCACGTCGGAGTTGCGACAGATGAAATGGCATCAGTTGAATAACGACGGATCCGTGGCGCAGACCGTAACGGCCCCGGATAAGCAGACCGCCTCCGCGCTTTGCGGGGGCGGTATTGTCGTCTCGGCAATTTCCTACCGGCTCGATGTATTCAAGTTTCAACCCGTACAGACCGTTGTTACGGATATTGAGCAGACGCAGTACCGGAAGCCTACTCCGCAGTATACCTACAAAAAGGGATGGCTCCGGCTACCGCAGATCTCGCACATGGTCGAGATGCCGGAGAATAAGCTCCGACACCTTATTGACCGCTGGCGACTACCCTGCAAGGTCGTCAGCTTTGGCGGGCGTCGGGTACGATTCTATCATCCGACAGTAGTGCGACAGATACAAAAGCGCGTTGCCGAGCGGCAGAAATAATGACAAGGCGTTGTCCGGTTTGCGACGAGAGCCGCACGGATGCGGAGGCGATCCGCATTCACAACATTCGGTGCGCACAAACGGGAGAGCGAGCTTACCCCAAACCGCCACGATCCTACCCTAAACTGCCCTATGTCCCGCGCCCGCCTCGTCGCTGACATCGCGCTAACCGCGCTATTCCTCGCCTGTACGCTCCCGCTACTGGCCCTCCTTTTCCTTTTACCGCGCTCGATCCGTGACAGAACTCACCTCCCAACTCATTAGTCCGACGCCCGATGGTACTTGCGACGGGTGCCTCGAGGCAGAGGACGCACTCTTTCCCCTTGTGTTACCGGAACGGATTGGCGCGGATACGGTACCGATGCAACTCTGGCTGTGCCGCGAATGCTTTAACCTTGCTCTCGGAGACTAGAATGGAGTATGCCCTTGTACCGGTCGGGGACATCTACCCGAACCCCAAGAACCCGCGCTTTGTCCGCGATGCCAAGTTTCAGCGGCTCGTCGAGAGCGTGCGCACCTTTCCCGAGATGCTTAAGCTCCGCCCGATTATCGTCGATGGCAACGGGATGATTCTCGCTGGCAATCAACGGTATCAGGCCGCAAGGACTATCGGGATGTCCGATGTACCTGTTATCCGTGCCGCCGATCTTACCGAGGCACAACAGCGGGAGCTTGTCATTAAGGACAACGTACACGCTGGCGAGTTTGCTTTTTCCTCCTTCTTTGAAAATCACGACGACTGGGATGTGTATGAGTTAACGTCGTGGGGGCTTGACCTTCCGTTCCTCCCAAACGAGGACCCCAAAGCCGATCGGACAACCGTAACGGATCGCGATATTAATGCCGCCTCCGAAAAGCTACAAGACCCGTTTAGCCGCGGCACTACACAGAAGCAAATGACCTGTCCTAACTGCGCACACGATTTTTATGTCGACGGTTAACGAGCGGTCGGTCGCGTTGGCGCGACTTACAGACGCCATCCCGGGGCAGATCTGGACGTTTGCTAAAACGATGCCGTGGATCCCGCACGAATACGCCCTGCGCGAGCGATGGAACGATGGTCCCGGCCTTACCTTTACCGAGGCAGTCGAGATCGTGCGCACCTATGGGTACGAGGACCGGTTCGGCAAGCGAACCTTTGTTTACCTCAATATCGGGGAATGGAAGTATTGGACGATGGGGAACCCGATCGAGCAAACCCGGGTGCTTAACCGCGCCCCGATCGTGCGCCAGCGAAAGCCCGTATGACCCGGATAATCGTCCGAGCGGTACCGGAGCGTGTCGACTGCATTGCATATCTGCGGCGGCATCTTCCGAGCGCCGAGTGGGTATTCGATGAACGGCGCGATGCGTGGGATACGTTTATGCGGGCGCTCGATCTTGCAGGGCAAGACCCGTGTATTCACCTCGAGGAAGATATTCTGTTAACGCAAGGATTCCTGTCAAAGATCGAGGCATTTATCGAGGAGACGCCGCATCGCGTCCTGCAGTTCTTCTCGATGCGCAAGGCCGATCTTACGCTCGGGACCCGCTTCGATCGCAACTACCTAATGAATCAATGCTTCTATCTGCCCTTGTCGTATTCGCGACAGATCCGGGAGTATGCCGACCAATGGCCTCGCCGCGCCGAACATCCGACGGGCACGGATACGATGATTAATGACTTTCTGCGCTCCCGCCGAGAGCCGTACCGCTTGCACGTGCCAAGCTTAGTTCAGCATCGCGAAGTCAAGAGCGCGATTAACCCCCGCCGCAGTAGTAAGCGGCAAAGCCTAACCTTCCGGGATCCGATGCCGTGATCACGACCAAGATGATTACTGCGCAAGAGATTCGTCCGTATATTAAAGAGGCACAGGACGAACTCTTGACGTTTCAGAAAGCAGAAAAGACCCTGTATCTCGGAGCCTATACCGAGGACAATCAGCTTGCCGGATTTGTCGGGATCCTTCTCTCGGGCCCGCGCACGTTTTTTAAGAACGATTATGTCCTAAGTCAGTATAGGAACCGCGGGATCTATACGACTTTGTTCGAGCGGCGGCTTGAACTCTGCCGGAAGATGAGCATCCGATCGGCGGCGGCATTCGTTACGGATTCAAGCCTACCGACCTATGTAAAATACGGTGCCACGGTACATCGGCGGCGTGGGTTAACAACCTATGTTACCATCCGGCTATGAAGATCTACTTATCAGAGGATGTGCTTACCGCGGCCCGCAAGCGTATCGCGTGGCTGTTTGACGAGTTTCCGCAAGTCGTCGTCTGCTTTTCTGGCGGCAAGGATTCTTGTGTTGTGCTAAACCTTACGCTTGAGGAAGCCGAGCGGCGGGGGCGGCTCCCGGTCCCGGTAATGTGGATTGATCAGGAGGCCGAGTGGCAAGCGACGGTCGACTATGTGCAGACCGTTATGGAGGATTCCCGCGTCCAACCGCTCTGGTTTCAGATGCCGATGCGCCTCTTTAACGCGACGAGCGCCGAGGAACCGTGGCTTTGGTGCTGGAACCCCGAGGACGAAGCCCGCTGGATGCGACAGAAGTGGCCTCAGGCCGTCACGGAGAACCCGACGGATACCGATCGGTTCGCCGAGCTATTCCCGGCCCTGATTCGGCATTACTACCCTAACACGCCGGTTGCAACAATCGGTGGCGTCCGGGCCGAGGAGAGCCCCGCCCGGGCGATGGGGGTAACGATGCAAGCAACCTATAAGTGGGCAACGTGGGGCACGATCTCCGACCGAAAGCGGGGGCACTACAACTTTTACCCGATCTATGATTGGGGCTACCGCGATGTGTGGAAAGCGATACACTCAAACGGATGGACCTACTGCGACATATATAACAAAATGTATCAGTACGGATACCACGTTCAGGATATGCGCGTTAGCAATCTGCATCACGAAACCGCGACCAAGCACCTCCGGTTCCTACAGGAAATCGAACCGGCAACGTGGAATCGGCTTGTCTACCGGCTCCGTGGCATTAATACCGTTAAGCACTTACAACAGGTCGCCCTCGAGCCAGTTAAAACCCTGCCGCCGATGTTTGCAACGTGGGCCGAGTACCGAGATCACCTCCTTAAGTACCTGATAACGGACGACGACAAGAGGGAGGGGTTCGCCCGCAAGTTTGCAAAGCTAGATGTCAAGTACGCCCGTATGCGGTCGCAAGAAAGGCGGCACAAGGCCGAGATCGGCAGTATCCTTGCTAACGACTTTGAGTTTACAAAGCTCGGCAACTGGGAAGCGAGCCCTGTGGTAGCTACTTGGCGCAAGTACGACCGCGGCGACCAGATTCCCCTAAAGCACCTTCAAACCAACCCCTACATTAATGGCTAACAGTCTTTCCGACGTTATCGACGAGGTATGGGCCTACCTCGACTTCTGCGACGACCACGACGAGCGGCTCCGGGCGATCGAGGAGATCCGTGATAGCTTGTCAGTCCGATCCCCGCTTCGGGGTCAGCCGGTCGATCGCGTCCGATGGGTCCCGATCGAACAGGTCGAGGCGAACGACTACAACCCTAACTCGGTCGCGGGCAAGGAGATGTCCCTCCTTTACACCTCGATCAAGCACGACGGGTACACTCAGCCCGTCGTTGTGATCCGGGACACAGAACGGGGCAAGTATGTTATTGTCGACGGCTTTCACCGCTACTTTACCTGTAAGACAAACCCTGACATCCGGGAACGGAACCTCGGCTACCTCCCGGTTGTTGTCATCGAGAAGGACCTGAACGACCGCATGGCCTCGACCGTCCGCCATAACCGCGCCCGGGGTGAACACTCGGTTACCGGGATGGCGCAGATGGTATTCTCGATGCTCGACCGAGGCTGGTCCGATGCCGCGATCTGTAACGAGCTAGGGATGGAACCCGAAGAACTGCTTAAACTTAAGCACATCACCGGCTTCTCAAAGCTCTTTGAAAACGTCGAATATGCAAAGGCGTGGGAGACCCGCGCCCAGATTAAACTACGCCAAGAATGGCAAGCGCAAGAATCGCAAGGAGTTAGCTAATGCCCGGATCCGCCCGCCCAACCACAACTAAACAACTTAAAAAGGCGATGCTCGAGGCCCTCCGCCAAACGCTCGGCATCGTTACCGCCGCGTGTGAGAAGGCCGAAGTCCCTCGGGCTACGCATTACCTCTGGATGCGCACCGACGAGGAATACAAGGCCGCGGTCGAGGATCTCGGGGAGGTCGCCGTCGACTTTGCCGAGTCAAGCCTGTTTCAGCAGATCCGAAACCAAGAGGCAAGCGCGACGATCTTCTTCCTTAAGACAAAGGCCCGTCATCGAGGCTATATCGAGCGCAAGGATCTTGACGTTACGAGCAAGGGGGAACACGTTGCCAAGCCCCCGATCGCGTGGACTGACGATCTTGTGGATCCGCAACAGCCGTGACCGCTGTAGCTGAACCCCTGACCTCGGGGGTCGTTCTTCTTCACCAGTACCGGCCCCTGTTTCGGCAGACCCCGGTACTCGGCGGGGACGCTAAATGGCGGTATGCCTTTGTTACCGGGGGCCGTGGGTCCGGTAAGTCATTTCACGTTGCCCTCGCCCTGCTTAACCTGACGTATGAACCGGGGCACGTTATCCTGTTTACCCGCTACACGTTAAGCTCTGCCGATGTGTCGATTATCCCCGAGTTCCGGGAGAAGATCGGCCTCTTAGCAGTCGAGGATGATTTCTACATTACGCGATCGGAGATCGTTAACCTCCGCACGGGGTCCCGGATCCTATTCCGCGGCATTAAGACTAGCTCAGGGAACCAGACCGCGGCCCTTAAATCGATTCAGGGTGTGACAACGTGGGTGCTTGACGAGGCCGAGGAGCTAGTAGACGAGGAGACATTCGATCGCATCGACCTCTCAATTCGCCACAAGACCCTGCCCAACCGCGTTATTGTCGTCCTTAACCCGACCAACGAGGAGCATTTCCTCTACCGGATGTTTGTCAAGGATCCACGTCCTGACACCCTTTATGTGCATACGACTTGGGAGGATAACCGGCATAACCTCTCGGCAACGTGGATTCAAAAGGCCGAGGAGATCCGCCTTGCCAACCCCGCCCGCTATGCGCACATCTTCGAGGGCCGCTGGTCAAAGGATAACCCCGGCCTCCTCTGGACCCGGGGGCAGATCGAGCGGTGCCGCATCCTTTCCGCCCCGACGGATCTCCGGCGTGTCCTTGTAGGCGTCGACCCCGCGATGACCGCCACGATGGACAGCAACGAGACGGGTATTGTCGTCTGTGGGGTTGACAAGAACAAGAAGGCATACGTCCTCGAGGATCTTTCGGGCCGGTATACCCCGAACCAATGGGCGACGGTTGCGGTACAGGCGGCAAAGCGGTGGAACGGGAGCATCGTCGCCGAGACGAATCAGGGCGGCGATCTTGTCAAGTCGACCGTTCAGACCGTTGACCGGACGGTGCGCGTTATCGATGTCCGGGCTAGTCGGGGGAAGTATGCCCGGGCAGAACCCGTCTATGCGCTTTACGAAAGCAACGCCGTATTTCACGTTGGGGAGCATCCGACCCTCGAGCGGCAGATGCTTAACTTTCACCCGGATCAGAACGCCATCGACAGCCCGGATCGTGTCGACGCCCTTGTGTGGGCGTTAACATCCCTTATGCTTCAAAGCGCCGATGCCTTCGTTATTTAACACCCCCTTGCGCACTTGCTCGCTCTCACGTTACTGTGTATCGGCGGGGTATATTCACGCGAGGCACCGACTTGACTAAATCACAGCGCAAACCGTTGTTGATGCGCGTGGGCGATGCGCTCCGTGCTATTTCGGGACGAGCCGGTGAGGATACCCGCGCCATCGTCCCGTTGACGTATCCGAACATTCCCGGATCACAGCAGATGTCGCTGGTGCGCACGGCGAACCCCGGCGAGTACCGTTACGACGGCGCGACTGTTCGATCGCAAGGCTTTAATAAACACCCCGTTGTTCACGCCTGTATCCGGGCCGTCGCTGACATTGTGGCCTCGATCCCACTCGTCGTCCTCCGCGAGCGTGGCGACTATGAGAGCCGTGTCGATAGCAACGACCCCCTGCAGAAGCTCCTCGACTATCCGGCCCCGCGGCTTACGGCGCGGCAGTTCCGGGCAAAGTTTGCCGTCGACTATCTCGGGTATGGCAACGCCTTTTTTCAACTCGAGCGCCTCGGGCCAAACCGCCCGCCGATCGGCCTCCGCTCGATTAATGCCGAGTCCGTGCAACAGGTCTGGATCGACCCCGAGGGCGATGCACGGCGGTACGACTACGGCAACTGGGCTGGCATTATTGTCGAGGTCCCTGTCGAAGACATCTTGCACTTTAAGGATCTCGATATGGGTCGCCCGTTTCAGGCCGAGGTGTTCGGCTACCCCCGCGGGGCGACGGCGATCGGCTCAATGCTTGCAGATAACGAGGCGACGCAGTACGTCCGTCAGGTTGTTACGAACGATGGCACCCCGACCTTTGCCGTCCTAATGAACGACGAGGCGACGACGGACGATGCCGCCAATATGCAAGAGCGGTATAAGCAACGGATCGTCGACCGCGGAAAGCGCGGCACCCCGGCATTCTTTGGGGCCGTGCGGGACATTAAACCGCTCGGCTTTACCCTCTCCGACCTCGAGTTCCCGGACCTCCGCCGCGTGTCGCGTGAGGACATCTGCGCGGCGTTTGGTGTCGATCCCCGGATGATCGGGATCGGTTCGGCCTCAAACGACGGAGGGCTGTCGGGTGTGCAATATGTCGAGGCCCGCGCCCGCCTCGTACAGCACACAATCGAGCCGATGCTCTCCGCCTTTGAGGACGAGCTTAATCATTGGCTTGCGCCAGAGTTCGGTGATGTGTGGATTACCTATGATCACGACGTAATGCGCGATCTCGTCGAGGATGACATCTCGACCTCAACCCGTGTTCGCGCTGAATACGATATGGGTCTGCGCACATGGGAGGAGAGCCGCCGTGCCATTAAGCTCTCGCCTCTCCCCGAGCCGACGGACAGCATCCTCAAGACCGCGGGCAAGGATCTTATCCCTGCCGCCCTCGCCGTTATCGACCCGTCCGAGGTAATGGACGCGGCCCCGGCTACGGACAACGAAACGCCGATGATTGGCGGTGACGAGAATGCCGAGGAGCAGAAGATCGCCGATGCCGAAATGGTTGCCGAGGATGCGGGCGTCGAGATCGACGTTGAGGACGACGAGGACGACGAGGACGACGAGGAGGAAGCCCGCGCCGAGCCCAAGACAGATTTCCCGGAGCAGGGGGACGACCAGAAGGTATCCCTGCGCAACTCGCAATACGCCCTGTTCCCCGTCAACGAGGCCGAGGATCTTAAGGAGAACTATCCCGAGATCTGGTCAAAGGGCGGGAACATTAAGGGCAACGAGCAGTTCCGTAAGCTCGCGCCGATCGCGAAGCGCGGCGGGGTGCCCGACGGAGAGGCGGAGGAGAACGCCATCCGGTTGCGGGAGGCGTGGGTCGCTCGGCACCGGGGCGACTTTCAGACCGCCGGGGTCGTGGCGCAGATTAAGTGGCTCGCCGTCGGCGACCGCGGGCTCGATCATATGCGGGCTGTTATCCGCAAGGAAAAGGAAAAGCTTAAGGACCGGAACGACGCCCCGATCGACCCGAAGATGGCCCGCAAGCGCGGGATCTACGAGCGGGCGATGCAAGAGCTTGACCGCACCGAGCAGACCTACAAGGCGACTGCCGAGGCTCTGTTCCGCGCCGAGCGCCCAAAGGTAAGCAAGAGCATCGCGAACGCCTCCGACTATGCCGAAGCTCGCCAGCGGGTGCGTCAGGCGTACTCGATAAACGGCGATTTCGACGAGAACTGGAACGAGTCATTTACCCCGCATATTGCCAAGAGCTACGGCTTTGGGGCTACCGAGGTCGCCGGGGTCGGGGCCGAGCTTGCCGCGGACACCGTCGAGTCTGGCCTTACCAAGCGGTCGGTTGCAAGCGTTGAAAACGCGATCCGCCGCCGCGCCCAAAAGCTTGCCGAGCGGGTCGGGGGCACGACGGCTGATGAGGTGGTCTCCGTCCTTGTCGCCTCCGAGCGGGCTGGTCTCACCATTACCGAGGCATCCCGGCTCGTCGCCCGGGCCGTCTATGGTGAGGAACGGATGGACGTTCGCGCTACAATGATTGCCCGAACCGAGTCCGCCGGGGCGCTATCTCAGGGGTCGTGGGATCAGGCGCAAGAGATGGGCGATGTCTATCGGTCGAAGGAGTGGCTCGCATTCTCTGACAAGGAGACCCGCGATACACACACGGCTTGTATGGGCGAAGGAAGCATCCCAATCGATCAGCCATTCGAGTCGAACGGCCTTATGTATCCGCTTGACCCGGATGGCGATGCAGACGAAGTTATTAACTGTCGGTGCGTGTTGGCCTACAGCGATGAACCGGCATAATGCCGTCCCTACCACTCTCAGAGGAACCGATGACCGCGATTGAACTGTCGAAGGAAGAAGCCGCCGCCCTTATGCAACTTATTGACCTTGCCGTTAAGACCGGCGGGCTACAGGTAGCTGAGGCCGCAACCGTCCTTGCCAGAAAAATCGCTCCGGCTACCGCTGACAAGCCTGACATCGCGCCAAAGGAGTAACGATGGCTAAGACCCCCCGCACGACCGTCTGGCACCTTACCGACGCGGCCCTCGAGATCCGCGCCGAGGCCGAACTGCCCGCAGGGATTGCGGGCCGTGTCTCTGGGGTCGCCCTGACATACGAGGTCGTCGACTCCTACGGGACGATGTTCGCCCGAAAGTGCGCCAAGCGATCGGTCGACGGGCGCGTTGCCGCCCGCAAGGTCCCGCTTCTGATGGATCACGAACGGACCTCAAAGGCGCACGTTGGCGTCGTAACCAAGATGGAGGACGCCGGTGACGCGCTGATTATGACCGCTGACATCTTTGACACCGCCGAGGGCCGATCGGCTCTCGAGTATGTCAAGGCGGTCCTTGCCTCTGGCGCATCGACGGGCTTCTCGATCGGCTTTGTCCCCCGCGCCTCCGAGATGGTGACGGTTGACAATAAAACCGTCGAACGCTTTACAGAAATCGAACTGCGGGAAGTATCTATTACCCCGATGCCCGCGGTCCCCGGCGCAGAGATCGCCTCTGCCCGCAACGAAGTTGAGGAAGTAGTCTCCGAGCGCACGGATGACGACCTCCTTACCCTTGCCGCTCGCGTTACTCT